TTATGTAAGGGCTTTATTTGATAAACCAGAGATAAAAGATTATATCAAACAGCTTCGGAACAATAGTGACCTTCCTTTATTAGACCTTTCCGAGATACATCAATTTTTTGTAAAAGAATATTTGAAAGACTTTAATGCCAGTAGAGCTTATAAAGTATCTATTAGCCCTGAGTTGGAAGGCCCAAGTTTATGGCAGGCTGCTTGTAGTTTGCTTAAAAAGCCTAAAATCAGAGAAGCTTTGCAAAAAGAAGTAGTGGCAAGATTTGAAAGATTAGATATAGAGGGTGATTCATTAATTCGATTGTTATTTAATATAGCGGATAACGATCCTGCTGATTTATTTAATGATTCTAAGCAGTTAAAATCTATTAAAGATATGCCTATTGAAATTAGGAAGGCACTTAGGTCATTCAAGGTAGTAGAGCATTGGAAGAAAGGTGAGGATGGAAATGAGCTTGAAACCATTAAAGATGTTACTGTTTGTAGTAGGGAAAAGGCAATCGAATTGCTTATGAAGTACAAAGGTATGTTGATTGAACAAAGAAATGTAACCGGAGAGATTGGTCTTAATGTTAAAGCTGGAGTAATGTTGACACCTGGAATGTTAGATGAAATTACTTGGTCAGAAGGTGTTGACAAGCAGATGGATTATCAACAAAAATTGTTGGAAAAGAATAATGCAAACGGCAATAGCTAAGAAGATAATTGAACAACCTAATGTTATTTGGCGGCCACATCCAGGTAGTCAAGTATTATTTCTTAGTTGTCCTCATAGAGAAGTATTATATGAAGGTACTCGTGGTCCAGGAAAAGCGAGTTGGATTAATGCTTTAGTAATGACTCCGACAGGTCCGACAAAAATGGGTAAGATTAAAGTTGGGCAAAGATTGTGCAATCCTGATGGATCAGTATCCAGAGTTATTGGTGTTTATCCTCAAGGCAGAATGAAATTATATGATGTTATTTTTTCTGATGGTTCGAAGACAAGGGTTACAGGAGACCATTTATGGCTTCATTGGTTTGCATCAAGAAAAAGGACCACAAATTTTTAGCAACGACTTTACAATTAAAAAACCATATTGAATATAATGAAAATTTAAAAGGTAATAATCTCCCTCTTATTCCGATTACCAAGCCTGTTCATTTCCAAGGAAGTTTTCGCAAATATAAAACAACTATCGATCCTTATTTATTAGGATTGCTGTTGGGTGATGGATGTTTACGGTCTCTCGATATATGTATTTCAACTATCGATGATGAAATTATTTCCTATTTGAAAGATTTGGGGTTCTATCCAAGCTGGAAGAATGAAAAAAATATTGATTATCGGGTTAGGAGAAATCATTCGATAGTATCTGATTTGAAGCGATTAAAATTAATTGGTACTGGGTCGCATACTAAATTTATTCCATCAGAGTATAAGTTAGGGTCTATTGATACGAGATTGGCTATACTTCAAGGTTTGATGGATTCTGATGGCTATGTTGATAAAAGTGGGTGCCTTGCTTTTAATTCTGTAAGTAAAAGGCTTATAAAAGATGCGAAATTTCTTATTGAGAGTTTAGGCGGATGGGGGACGATTAATTCTGCTGGTTGTGGTTATAAAAATAATGATGGCGACTATATCGATTGCGGGATTAGTTATTCGTTGTATATTCAGTTTCCAAACAAAATCGATCTTTTTAGATTAACAAGAAAGAAGAAGAGATGCAAAAATAAAAATTATAGATTTGAGCTTTTTCGCAAAATTGTTTCTATTGATTTTGTAGGGGTTGGCGAAGCGCAATGTATTAAAGTTGATAATCCGAATGGACTTTATTTGACTGATGATTTTATTGTTACTCATAATACTGATGCTTTGTTAATGGATTTTGCACAACATACTGGACAAGGCTTTGGTGTTAACTGGCGTGGTATTCTTTTCCGTGAAACCTTTCCCCAATTAAAAGAAGTTATTCACAAATCTAAAAAATTCTTTAAACAAATATTCCCACCAGGTTCAGATAGAGAAGCTGTTTACAATGGTGGCGATCATTGTTGGACATGGCCAGAGGGAGAAACTTTATATTTTTCTTATATGCGTACTCCTGATGACTATTGGAATTATCATGGTCATGAGTATCCGTGGATTGGTTGGGAGGAACTTACTAACTGGAAAAATGATGAATGTTATGAGAGTATGAAAGCTTGTAACCGTTCATCTTACCCAGGTATGCCAAGGAAATATCGCTCTACAGCTAATCCTTATGGAAAAGGTCACACGTGGCTTAAAGAATATTTTAAAATTGATACCGTCTTGCCAAATACTCCTATTATCGATGAAGGGAAAAAGAGTTGGGTTCGTTGTAGAATAAAAGGTTACTTGGTTGAAAATCTTCATTTGATGGAAAATGATCCTGATTATGTTGAGACCATGCGTAATATAAAAGATCCGAATTTGAGAAAAGCTTGGTGGGAAGGCAGTTGGGATATTGTTGCTGGTGGAGCTATTTCCGATGTATGGGACGAGAGGATTCATTTTATTCCGCCTTTTCATATTCCAGCACCTTGGTATGTTAACCGTAGTTTTGACTGGGGAAGCACAAGTCCGTTCAGTGTTGGTTGGTGGGCAGAGTCAAATGGTTCCGAAGTCCAAATAAATAAGAAAAAGACAAGGATATTTCCCCGTGGTACAGTATTCCGTATAGCTGAGTTTTATGGTTGGACAGGGGAACCGAATAAAGGCACTAAGATGCACGCTTCTGCTATCGCCAAGAAGATGTTAGAGGTTGAAGCATATTTGGATTATAACGGTAAGGTCAGACCAGGGCCGGCAGATAAACAGATTTTTGCTTCTGATAGGACTATTGCCGCTGATATGGCTGCTGCCGGAATTAAGTGGAAAGAAGCTGATATGGGGCCAGGTTCAAGAGTTGCAGGACTTGAGGCTGTAAGGACTTTACTTTGGAATTCGATGCAGAAACCAATGGAAGATCCTGGGCTATTTATTTTTAATAATTGTGGACAATGGAAGAGGACTGTTCCTGTTCTACCACGAGATGAAAGGGATATGGACGATGTAGATACAGATACGGAAGATCATGCTTATGATGAAACTCGTTATCGTGTTTTGACAAAGAAAATTAAAACTATGATGACTCAATTAAATTAATAGAGGAAATGTAAATGTCTGAAGATAAAACTCCAACACCACAAGAGTTGTTAGAAACTATGAGAAAAAATTTGGATACGACTGTTCAAATGCAGGCGTCATTGTCAATTATAATGAGAGCGCGGTATGATGCTTTGCTGAAAGTTGGTTTTAGAGAAGACCAAGCACTAATTTTAGCTAAATTATAAAGGAGAAAGCTAATGGCTGAAACTGAAAAGAAAAAGAATGTAAATACTCCTTGCGCAGCTTATAATGATTGGGTAGACGAAGTAGAACTTCCTATGACCCTTATGCAAGGCACAAGAGGAATGCAAGATGCGGGTGAGACGTATTTACCGAAAGAAGACGCAGAGACTGAAACTTCGTATAACAATAGAAAGGTCAGGAGCGTTTTGCTCAATGTTTTTAAGCGATCTATTCAGAAAATGGCTGGCGAGGTGTTTGCAAAAGATATTGTATTAAGCGATAAGGTTCCTGACGATATAAGCAAGTTGTTAGATGATGTCGATTTGGAAGGTAAGAATCTAACTCGATTTTCTCGTATTGTATTTGGTAAAGCATTGGCGGAGGGAGCTATTCATGTTTTGGTTGACTATCCAAGTTTGAAGATAAGAGAATCAGAGACAGGAATAAAACAGTTTTTAGATGAAGACACAAATGAATGGGTTCCGTTGACTAAAGAAAAACAAAAAGAAAAAGGTTTTCGGCCATATTGGATCATGGTGCCGGGTGAGAATTTAATTGGTTGGAAAGGCGAGTATGTTAATGGTAAATATACTCTATCCCAACTTCGTATTAGAGAGGAGACAGAAGAGGACGATGGAGAATGGGGTACAGTGACAGTTTTGAGAGTTCGGGTTTTA